TTGCTGTCCTATTTTGTGCCTATTGTAGCCAGGTTTAAGAATTAACCAGCGCCCGCCTAGTGGCTTTGGTGGCGCCCCTCTCTCTACATGCCAGCCGCCCTGCCCGTCGTTATATTCCTCTTTGTAAGACGGTGTCCTAATCATTAAAATGTCCTTAAGTTTTATAGAATTGTGACGGTCCAAGCGCTCTACTGTATAGGTTAACTCTGTGCTTTCGTGTACATGCCCCATCCAAATAGCGTCCGCGCCTTCTACCATTGTTTGCATGCGGTTAAATTGTATAACACCTTTTGTAACTGGACCGCCACCGCCTGAGCCGTGAAAGTATTTAAGTTTATAGCTCATATTAACCTCGCTGCTACTGCAATACTGCCATATTACCCAGCCACCATAGCCGCCCACTTGTATAGTGGCACCAGTAACAGCGTTTAAAGCACTTACAAAGCGCTCTATAACATCCGTTTCACAGTGGCGAAGTATACTAGTTTCGTGGTTGCCGTAGCCTATAACCTTAATGTTTTTGGCGTAAGGTTTAAACCATTCTACTGCCGTGTCTATAACCAAGTCTAAATAGCGGCTGCCGTTATGCTCTGGCCTTATGTCGGACTTGCTACGGCGCCCGTCATATTTGCCTTGCATTAAACAAAATAAATCTCCGTTAATAAGTATGTCGTGGCCTCCGTCTACTGCCTCTTGCATATGCTTAGCCAGTAGCTCGCGGTCGCAGTGTGGGTTGTCCCAGTGGCAGTCACTAATTAAAAGCGTTTTGCTTTCTACAAACTTAGAGCGGGTTATATAAACATTGTTAGTTTTCATAATAGCAGGGCGACAATAGTAACCGCCGCTAAAATAGTGCATAGGTTTTTAAAGCGTGTTACCTTTTTGTCTCTGGCCTGCAACTCGTCCAATAACTTAGACTGTATTTTGTCCTGCTCTGCAATTACCGCGCTGTCAATTTTGCGGTATTCACGGCACAGCGCTAACTGCTCGCGAGCCTCAGCGCCTTTTAATAAATAGTAATTACTTGCCGCAAGAGTCGAGGAGTCTGTGCATTGACAATAAGCGGCGGGTTGCTGTGCAGCTAGTGTCACCAGCAAGCACAATATAAAGCGTTTCATATTTAGTATTTAAAATTCGCTGGGTGTCGCGTAATGTTTTGTATTTAAGTTTAACGCGTTCTAGCGTGTCGTGCTGCATTGAAATGCTATTTACATACACATAGCGCTCTCGCTGCTTTCTATTCGTTTTAACGGCAAATAAAAGGGCATAAACTGCAAAGGCTATGCAAGCCAGTAAAAACAAGTCTAACGCAAAGTCTTTAAAGCGTTTCATCTGTAAAGAAGTTAGTAACAAATTTACCAACAGCGCCCGCTATACCGCAGGCCAGCATAAGTTTTGGGTGGTCAATGTTTAAACCAGCAACAAACAAAGAGGCAGCGGCTATGCTGTCACCTAAAACCCGCAAGCGCTTAGGCGTGGGCTCAAAGTAACTTTTAAACTTTAGCCTTGGCCTTTGCTTGGTTTGCATGACTTATGCTTGTTAATGTGCTTAGTGTGCCTGCGCAGTTTCTTTTTAGCCTTGGGCGTAAAGGTTGCAGTTGTGCTAGTTTTAGCCTTTGCCATTAAGTCTATTTATTTTTTTGGTCCAGTACACCACAGCCAGAATGCCCGAAATAATACCGAGAATACCCACACAAAAAGTAATAACTGGCTGCCAAGCCTGAGTAAAAGTAATGAGGGCCGAAGAGCCGCTAATAGCCGTAGCAATGGCCGCGCTAGTGTCATTGTTAAAGTGCTTCATTTGTTATAACTGGCTCAGGAAGTTTGCAATAATCCGACTCGGGAAACTTGGCGCAGTAGCCTTTTAAATATAGGCTGTCATCCCCACTAAAAGTATGAATCCCCATTGGGTCTGGCCATACCTCAAACGGGGCAAACGACGCGGGTGGTTCTGCATAGAATAGAATATCTACCGCCCACTTGTCGGATTGCTTAGTGCAAACGGGTTTGTCATCGACTTGCCCCCACTCTAAACAAATAAATCCTATCTCAACAACCGCACAATTAACCCAACTTTGGACTTTCGCCCCGTCGGGTGTGGTTGTAGTTGTTTCTATTAACTTGCGAAGGGTTGCCCATTGTGTAGGGGTGAACTCGAATTTCAAAAAGGTTTTCATAAGGTAGTGAGGGCTTGACAATCTGAATCGCTCAATGCACTTTGAAATGCACAAATTTCGTTAACTTTCATTTTTGGGTAATAAGTTGAACTGAATCCCCAAGTAATTGAAGATAGGGTTAAACTCGTTGTGTCGGTTACTTGGGTGTTTGGCGTTAATTTAGTACCATTTACAAATGCGTCAACAACTCCCGCACTTCTTTTTACTGCTAATTTGCAGCGTTGATTTGTTGTCAAAGAACTGAATGCGTTATATATTCGACCGCTTGCCAAATCTAAAACAATTCGCCCATTAGAACCATCAATATCAATATACCACGCTGAATTTCCACTTCCGAAAAACATATTTTCACCATTCTGAAAAATCAAGCCATCCCAAAATAAAGTAAAATTGGTAAGTGTTTGCGTTGTACTTAAATTTACTGGGCCATCCGCCACCCTTGTGGCACTTGCTGATGTGGTTGGGATGTAGGATGTGGGGTAAGATGAGGCTTCAAGTTGAAAGCCCCAAGCGTAGATACCACTCGTTCCGCTTGCGGTTACGGTGTCATTGTTGTCTGCATTTGCCAAACGATAGTCGCCATATCCCGTAGTGCCGCTTGGCGCAGATGTTACCGAGCATCGATACCATCCGTTTCCGTAATTTTCAATTTTAGCGGTGCATCCAGCCGTAATGGTTCCAATGGTTCCAGTAACCAAATTAAACCAAACACCAGCACCTCCGTCCATATTGTCAACGATTGCCCAAGTAAATCCAGCCGATTTAAGGAATACACTTTGAGTATAAGAGGCGCCAATAGTTAAACCGAATTTTGTTTGACTATTGTAGTTTTGGTCATTTGTTACGCCCGTGCTTGGGTGGACCAAGTCGGCATCCTGAGAGCCGCTTGGGCTGGTCGCTTGGTTTGCGATTATTGTCAAGTTTAGTTTAATCCAAGCCGCATTGTCGTGTTGCTCTGACCATGTTTGCAAATTCGTACTCTGCTTCTCCAACAACAAACTTGGACATCCGCCCCCGCCATTTTGGTATGTTAGGCGTGGAACATTTAATCTGTCGGTTGTGGGGAAATAGGGTTTTGCGGTTGAGCCGATGTTTAATTGTGCGCCCCAGATAAATAAACCATTATTTAATTGGTTGTTAAAAACAAAACTTGTTCCGTTTACTGATGGGGAAATAAAACAATATGAAATTGTTGGAAAATAAGCAATACACCTATACCAACCATTACCAACACTTTCGATTGATGCGCTATAACTTCCCGTATTTTGTGAAATTGCCCCCGTATTTAAATTAAAAAATACTCCTTCACTTGCCGCGTTATTATTGAAACCAAGGTATACATAGTTTAACTCTCCTTTTTTTGCATATACTGACAAAGTCGCTGATTGGCTTGGTAAAATTTCAAACATCCCATAGTCAACAGTTGTATTTGCATTCGCATACATTCGCGTTGCGGTATTCGTTCCATTTGGCGCGGTGGTTGCATTTGCAGTTAAAGAAATATTTGCTCTTTTTTGATATACCGCGTTTGTAAAATCCTCGCTATACTGCAACATATTCCACGGGCAATCCTCAACCAATCCCGCGCTATTTACTCGCGTTCCGTTCGATGCACGGGTGAAACTTAAATCGCCCGAACCATCGGTGGGGATTTGGCTATATACAACATCCTCTTTGTATCCGCTTGGTATCATTACCAATGACGCGGAATTTAATAAATCGCTCATTTTTTATAAGTTGTTAAGTTTTCGAAGTAAACAGCCGATGCCTTCGTAATAGCCACCGTCTGCAGTTACACGCGCTTTATACAACTTAACCAGAGCCCAGCCCTGACCTTTATAAGCTGCACCTCGCGTGCCAATTCCGAGGTTTTGAGTTACTAGCATTTTTTAATAACCGATTACAGAGCCGCTGCTAATTACAAAGCCAGTAATTTTATTACCCTTGCCTGCTGGTAAGTATGCCCCCTGCTGAAAAGTAACTCCCGACATTCCGCGTGCGCTCAGCACATTGGTGGCGGTGCCATTCTCTTGAGTAACTGTAAAGGAAGTAAAAACGGTGTCCTCTTGTGGAACTACCGCGTCGTAACTTACACTGGTAACGGTTGCAGCCGCGTGGTATTTAAACCCCTGCGAGCCTGCTATAATGTCTGCGCTTGCTTGTGCCATAGTGCCTGCAATTTACAAACACATTAAACGCAAGTCGTTAACAAATTAAACCTCTGCAATAATATACCACTGCGCCCCGTC